ACTATTAATTATTTACAATTAAGATTTATTGAGCAGTTGATTTTACGAATAAAAAACGATAAAGAATTTAAGGAGAAATTAAACATATGAAAAAAATAAAAGGGATCAATAAACAAAAACTTGAAAGGTGTATCAGAAGAGAATGCAATGGACATTATAAAGGAATTTGCAGAAGTCTTTTTGCATATAGAAATGGTCAAAACATTTGTCCGGAATTGAGGTATAGATAATGCAAGCACTGAAAGCAGGACTTAATTATAAAATGCAAGGTGGTATACATAAAGGAATGACTATTCAAGAAATAATAGATTCAGATTTACAATATATCGATTATCTACACAACTCTGGAAAATTAATGATTGATGCAGAAGCATTGATTTATATGATAAATAAACGACAGGAAAAAATTGAAAAGTTATCTTTACAATGTGACAAGGCAAGAGAAAGAGAGGATTTATGAACTTAGGAAAAATTATGATAAAAGCACCGAATGATGCTTATAGAAAAGCATATGAAAAAATTAATTGGTCATATACAGGTAAGCATAAAGTAACATTTGATAATGGAGATGTTAAAATAATGTCAGATCAAGAAATAGATGAAATGTTATATAAAGATACAAGAGAATGGAATGATATATTAGGAGGAATAAGAGGTGATTAAATGAAAACAAGGTATGTAAAGAGGAAGCTGAAGAGATGTGATATTGTTCAACGTGTAGGCAATCTGATAGGATTAAGATCACCAAAACTGAAAACGGGTTATCTTACACGTAAAGACCTTATGGAAATTTTAACAAAACTTGAAACTATGATTGATGCAACTAGAGGTATAGAACATGCAGAAACAAGAGATATTATTTCATAGTAATTTAACAGCTTTCAAGCAGCATGGTTTTATTCCTTTAAGTATATCAGGAGAAAACCAAGCTGTCGGTAATTGCATATTTTGTAATGGTAAATCTAAAAATCATAAAGAAGGTTCTTTTTTTATTAATGTAGAAAATAAAATGTGGGATTGTAAACTTTGCGGAAAAGAGGGAGGATTTAAAACATTTATAAATGAAGTAATACGACAAGGAAAAGAAGATTTTAAAGATTTTAAGAGAATTAATGCTTTATGGTTGGCAAAGAATAGAGGACTGAAAATAAAAACATTAATTGATAATAATGTAGGTTATAATCCTCTAATGGATCATTATATAGTTCCAGCATTTGATATCAACCGAAAAGAAATTTACAGTTTAAAAATTTTTTCATGGTCAAAAAATGGCACAAAGCATCGATCTATAACCGCTGGAATGAATACCGCTTGTTTAGGTTGGTATAATTTATTGTATAAATTTAACGAATGCTACATTCTTGAAGGAGAGTGGGATTATTTTACATGGTATGAAATCAGTAAAACAATAGGAATAAGTTCGGATATTATTTTTATTAGTTTACCTATGGCAACTGGATTTAAAGACGATTATGTAAACTATTTCAAGAATAAAAATGTAAAGGTTTTATTGCACAATGATTATGATAGAATAGTAAATGGAAAAACTGTTTTTGGTGCTGGTGTTCAAGGGATGATTAAGATATATAATAAACTTTCTCAAGTAGCAAGTCATTTAGATTTCATTCATTGGCCGGAAGATAAAAAAGATGGTTATGATGTTCGGGATTTATATAATGATTTTAATAATAATGCAATGAAAACATTTACTTTTATTGAAAAAAATCTTCAAAAATATCCTCCTAAAATTAAATTATATTCTTTAGATAATCAAAAGAATATTAATAAAGAATTACCACAAATTTCTCAAATACCATTAAATCAGCGATACACTGGAAACGGAATTGATCGTACCGATGTTTACAACATATACGAAAAATGGTTGTTGCTTCCTTCAACTGATTTAATTGATGTGTCTATTGGTTGTGTAATTGGTAATAGACTTCCCGGTGATCCTATATGGTTACAACTTGTAGGGCCTTCCGGTTGTGCAAAGTCTGTAATATGCATGGCACTTGATTGCCATTTCGATATAGAGGCAATTGATACATTGACACCAGCAACTCTAATCAGTGGAAGTACTACTGCTGGTGGTGGAGATCCGTCTTTACTCCCAAAATTGCATGGAAGGATTCTTGATATTAAAGATTTGACAACTATTTATGAAATGAATTCTGTTGCAAGAAATGAAATATTCGGTATTTTTCGATCTGCTTTCGATGGTCATTACTCAAAACCATTCGGTAACGGTATGATGACACGTTCAGGAAACAGCAAATTCGGTTTCATTGCAGGTGTTACACATGCAATCGAGCAATATACTGAAGGAGATACTGCACTAGGTACAAGATTTCTTTTATATAAAATTCAGTATGGTAATGTTCATAATATTCTAAAGCAGATTGATAAAAACCTTGATGAAGAATTTCTTAATAATAAAAGTATGAAAGCAGAACTTAAAGATGCTTTCAAAAGAGCAATTGATTTCAACTATAATATTCAAAGTATAGAACTTGATGATAAAATACTTGAACAATTGCGATACTTAAGCATTATTATCGAAATGACAAGGGGAACAGTATTGCAGGATCATTTTACGAAAGAAATTACTTATAGTCCGATGACTGCATTACCAACCAGAAGCTATGTTCAATTAAGAAAAGAATTGACAGGTATAATGCTATTCAGGAAAGTGAATATACCCGATAAAGAAAGTATGAAAATAATTTGTGATATAGCATCGGGGACCATTCCTCTTTCCAGAGAAAAGATATTATCAATTTTATGGAAAGCAAAATTGAAAGGTGAGGAAAAAATAGAGTTAGGAGTGTTAAGTAAAATATTGAAGCTTCCAACTATAACTTGTCAACGACAAATTGACAAGTTGGTTGCACTTGGAACAGTTGAAAAGATTAATTTGTCATCAATAAAAACTGCTTATAAACTGACGGAACAAATTATTGAAGCAATTGAAAAAGGAGGAATGTATTCAAAATGAATAACTTATATAAATGTATTTGTATAAATGGATTAATTTTTAATATGTTTATTCAAGTTTTAAAGATAAGAATAAAACATAGAAAAAATAAAATTTTAATGACTATACTTATTAGTCAAATTGTTGCTATGACAAGAGCACATATACAAGTAATAATGCAAGTGATGATGAAATGATTACTCTTAACACCATATATAATGAAAACTGCATTATTACTCTTTCCAGAATGCCGGATAAATTCATTGATATGACATTGACTTCTCCTCCTTATGATGGAAGGCGCACTTATGAAGGTGAGCATAAATTTGATTTTGAAGAATTTAAAGTGATTGCAAAGGAACTTTATCGAGTGACAAAAGAAGGTGGTATTGTTGTATGGGTAGTTGCCGATGAAACAAGAAATTATTGTGAATCACTTACATCATTCAAGCAGGCAATTTATTTTGTTGAAGAGTGCAAATTTAATCTTTTAGATACTATGATTTATTACAAATGTCCATCCTGCTTTAGAGGAATGCCAAAAGTAATGTGTGATCGAAAATATACAAATAGTTATGAATATATGTTTGTTTTCAGCAAAGGTATACCGAAAACTTTTAATCCTATTTTGATAAAAACAATGCCAGTAATTAAAACTGAAAGATCAACTTCACTAAGGAAAGAATCAGGTATTTTAAGACCAATAAAATATGAACATAAAGAATTTAAATCATTAGATAATATATGGAAAATACTTCCCAATGATAATACAGATAATAAAGAAAACGAATCAATTCATCCGGCGGTATTTCCGAAACAGTTGGTAATTGATCATATAAAATCATGGTCAAATGAAGGAGATATTATTTATGATCCTTTCAGCGGATCAGGAACGGTTGCTAAATGCTGCAAATTAATGAATCGAAAATATATAGGTTCTGAAATTGTAAGAAAATACTGGTTAATGGGAAATATAACTCTTAAACGTACAGATGATAGAAAGAAGGGAAGTGCTTTATGGAAAATTTAGCTTCTAAAATAATTAAGGAAATAGATATTGCTTTTAAAACATTTAAGAATTTATCAGATTTTTATAATAAAATTATTGATATTAAAGAAAAATATGAAGTAATACTCAATAATCAACAAAAGGAGAAGAATCATGAATGAAACCTTAAAAGAAGATATGCATTATGTCATATCAAGATTACCGAAATCAGTAGTTGAAATAATGAAGAAATTCAATCTTTATCTTTCAGGAGGGTTTATTAGGTCTATAATATCTGGTGAAAAACCTTCTGATATTGATCTATTTGGCAAAAATGAAGGTATAATAATAGAAGCAGTAGATTATTTAACAAAATATAAGTGGTCTGATTCTGCACATATAACTAAAACAGATAATGCATTTACTATTATTAGTGTAGGAAGATTACCAGTGCAATTTATTACACGATGGTTGTATGATGATCCGGTAAAATTGATTAATGAATTTGATTTTACAATTACACAAGCGGTAATATGGTTTTCTCATACAGAAAGTTATTCTAATAATCAAAATGAACAAATAGATTCATATAAACCATATTCTATATGTTCTCCTTTCTTTTATTCGGATCTTGCAGCAAAAAGACTTCGATATACTTCACCTGATAGAAAAGAGGATGCTGGTGGAAGTATATTAAGAGTTGTAAAATTTTTGAGAAGAGGATATAATATTGCTCCTGAAGATTTATCAAAAGTTATTTGTCAACTATTAAAAGGAGTGAAAGATAATGTTGATTTAAGAGATAAATATCTATGTAAAATTCTTACTGGTCTTATGAGAGAAGTTGATCCATTAAGATTAGTTGATGGATGTGAAGTAAATACTGAAATGACACATAATGAAATAGAATAAACTGGGGAATTAGTATGACGTTTGAAAAAGACCTTTTTAATTTATGTCAACTAAATCAAATGAGTGATAAATTAGAAGAAGAGGGAAGTATATTACCGAAAAAGGAAGTTAATGATTTTAAAAAATCAATTGATTGGAAAATGAGACATTTACACACAAAGATATTAGATAATATAAATATAAATAAATCTGAAGAGGAGCTTTCCAATGGCAACTAAAATGATGATAAAACAACATGCAATTCCTTCTGAAGATATGAAGGAAAATCTCGAACTAGTTTCAATTGATAGCATTAAGTTGTGGGAAGGTAATACAAAAAAACACACCGATTCCAGTGTAAAAAGAATTGCAAAATTGATTGAGACTTATGGTCAACAATCTCCTGTTGTTGTATGGAAAAAGGATAGACAAATAAGAAAAGGCAATGGAACGTATCTTGCAATCACAAAAATATTAAATCGAAAAACCATTTATGTGAAATGGGCCGATTTTTCAAACAAAGCAGAAGCTGACTTGTATGCAGTATCTGATAATAAAAGTACTGAATGGTCCGAAAATGATGATGATGCATTACGTGAATTGTTTACCAGAGAAGATATTATAGAGTTCACTGGGAAAAACAAGCAGCGTTTAAAAGAGTTTTCAGGATTTACAGAAGAAGATTTGAAAGAGTTATTTATTGAAAAGGATTTAAAGAAAATTAATGACGAAAACGGTATGTGTACCGTAAAGATTGAATGCAGAAAAGATGAATCGGAAGAGATAAAATCCGTTCTTTCCCAGTGGGCTATAAATTCAGGATTTGAAGGACTAATTATTCATTAAAAATATAAGGGATATTAAATGAAAAGACCAATGTTAAAAGTACAAATTAGAAGAATAATGATGTTTAAGAGCAGAAAGCCTGTATTCATTCTTTACAGAAGCAATTTCAATTCAGAAATGGTATTTGAAAATTTTATGGATTTATTAAAATGCATGAAGGAGAGTTGTTTATTCAACTCTTATGCATTTTCAAGAGGAATTAAAGTAGGAAGGTTATTATGATTGAACAAGTTTGCGATATTTTCTCTAATAAATGCTTTTGTATTACTACAAACGGAACTGTTAAAAGGAATGATGAACTTGTAATGGGTGCAGGAATTGCTTTAAAAGCAAAGATTTTGTATCCAATGTTACCTATTTTATTTGGTAAGCATGTAAGAAGTAATGGTAATATACCTTGTTTATTGAAATATAAAGATAAGATTATTATATCATTTCCTACAAAAGATCATTATTCTTTTAAATCTGATATTTCAATTATTATTAATTCATCTATTAAATTAGTTAATATTGCTGATGAATTAAAGCTATCGGAAATATATTTGCCCCGTCCCGGTTGTTCCAATGGTAAGTTAAATTGGTATTTTGTAAAGAAAAACATATGCAATATTTTAGATAATAGATTCATTGTGTGTACATATGAAAAGTAAATTATTTTTATTAATTTTGTCAATATTTTCAGTATATTTCAACTATATTTTTATACAATTTGAATGATTCGAAGGGTGATTTATGAATAAAAGTGCGATTTTTTAGAAAATTATTATCATGATTGTAAAAAGAAAAATTTTAACAGTATGTAAGATTTATGATGAAAATATATATTGTTTATAAGAATGGTAAACATTTGTTTTTGTTCTTTAAGTTATTGAATTTATTATTAAAACTATATGTATGTTACATAAAAAGTTACATACGTAATTATAGGAAAGTGTATATATTATATATTATAAATATTTACAATTAATAATATAAATATAATAATATTAATAAGTTATAAATTGAATTGTTGAAAATGAAGAAATTAAGGCATTTTTATAAATATATTTTATATCCCTAACCTACTGTTATGTATGTAACTTTTTATGTAACGTTTAAGAAAGGAGTACGATTTTATGAATGATTTTATTGAAAGAGTTACTAAATCAAAAAATAAAGATGAACTATTAAAAAATATGAAAATTATGTTTGAAGTAAGTTGTATAACATTCGATACTGGTTTTAAAATATATTCTCTTATAAATAAAGGTCATGTTTATAAATGCAAAATGCATGTATTACATGAAATAATGAGAGATATGCTCAATAGTGAAAATCCTGATTTTAATCTTATTGATTACCTTTTAAAATTAATGGATATAGAAACAGAAGAAAACAGAAAGAAAGGAGCAAAAGGTAATGACTGAAAAGTATTTCCTTATTGGTGACACCGAAACGATAGGCATTTACTTTCAAGATGAAAAGGATAAATTAACAATAGGTGGTAATGCAAGATTTTCCCATATAATACAAGTTATAGTCGAAGAATATTTTAATTTCAGTAGTTATAAAATTACTATGACGGCAAAAAATAAAGTAAAATATGTTGCTGTTTGTAGAAGAACACAATTTGATATTGGTCTTAACAAAATAAAAAATGATGGGATGGTTATCAATCAAACAAAAAATTTTAATAGAATATGGTGGTAATAATGAATAACATTGATATTTATACAGCAGCTTTCTTTATCGGATCATTATTTTTTCTTTTTGTGATTGGAGTATTATGCTGATTAAATTTTTATTGTGGTATCTGTTAATAAATTGTAAAACTGTTATATGGGTAATTAATAATTATAGATTTAAAAATAAATATAGTTATAAAAATAGATTTATATATAATGGATGTTTTTATTTACGATCACAGTTAGAAAATATCATTCTATTTTTAGAAGATAGAAAGAAGTATAGTTTATGAAAGAAAATTATAAAATAGATCCTTGTCCTTTCTGTGGAGGAGAAGCGGATATTATAAGAGGGAATATAGGAATATACTGCATTCGATCAAAATTTAAAATTTATTGTAAAGTATGTCAAGTTAGGCAAATTTTTCATAAAACATTGAAAAGTGCTATTGCAGATTGGAATAGTAGAAAGAGGGCATAAATGATTATAAGTAAGCAGAATCTTCTTCCAGTTGCATTGACGAAACCGGATAAGAATATTCCGGTATTGGATTGTTTACGGATAGAAAGTGATGGCAGTAGTGCAGGAGGTAATGGAAAATCATTTATAGTTGTCTCGTCAGTACCCGAATCAATTAAAAATAATGTAAGTAAAGTATATGGCAATGATAAATCCGAAGGTGTTACTATTACAAGTGAAACAGTAAAGGAGGTATTGAAAAATATTCCTTCAGATAGTAAATACGGCGGATTGTTGGAACATACTGAAGTCGTAAGTGCAGACGGCAGTTCAGTTAATTTTGTTTTGTATGATGGAGCCAGAAAAAGAAATATTTCCGGTAAGGTGAATCCGTCTTCATATCCACCATACAAGAAATTGTTTCAAAGAGCAATGAATAATAAGAAGTCGATTCAATTAGTTATTAACTCAAAAAGATTTCTTCCGTTAATTGATACATTGATTAAATGTTCCAATGATTCAGGTGATTTCTCGCCTATGTATATTGAATTTACACAAGAAAATGATATTATCATGAGAATGATTAATCCAAAAACAGGACAAAGGTGTATTGGTATAATGTGGAGTAATAAAGGACAAGAAGCTAAATGGTTGGATGAATCTACTTTTGAGAAAGGATTGAAAGATGGAAATGTTGTGGATGTTAATAGGAGTAATATCAGTAATGATATTAATGATATGGATAATATTCAACATAGTTTACGTAATAAAAATATATCTTCAGGATTGGAAATTCATAAAGGAGGAAAAGTTTCCAAAGGAGCAAAGAGAACAGGAAATAGAAAGTTGTCTCGAATAATAGATAAAATGTGTCCGATGTGTGGAAAGTTTCATTTAGCAAGTGATGGTAAGTATGAATGGTGTAGTTGTATATCTGGATGCAATTATTTTAAGGAGGTTTAACAATGGGTTATTCAGTCAGTGATTCAATAGTAAGAGTAGATAGTTTTTATAGAGGAAACTATAATTCTACTTATGCAGTTGATATGAAAGATTTCTGGTTAGAATTTTTTGCCATGAATGCATTAAGAAAAGCAATTATAAGAATGTATGTCGAATCGGGAGGACGACCTGATCCGGATGTTATATATATTTGTATTGAACCTTATCATAAAGACAATCGCCCTTTGTGCGTTACATTTACAAAAGAGGAGTGTAAAAAATGAAATACATTTTGTATACATTAATTTATTCACTATTTTGTATATTTATAAGTTTATTGATTAAGGAAATTGATATTTTAAAAATTAGATCTATTCCAAGTTGGATTATAAAAGTATGTAAATTTACTTATAATGTATCGGCCGTTTTATTTATTACTGGAATGACTATTATCTTAATTTCAATATTATTAGGGGTTAAAATATGAAAATAGTTACCGGAGTTGAAGTTATGGAATGTACACCTATGCATGGAGCAAATAATATTGTAAGAATTGCTCACAATGGGGTATTGGAAAATGAAGAAGTTGTCGGAAAAACATTTATTAATAGTAAAGGAGAAAAGATTATTATTGGTATATCAAAAGTAGTTCAAGAAACTTTAGGATTGCCGATTCTTGAATTTGAGCGTATAGATAATGAAATGAAAAATTTAAGAAAAGCTTATTTTAAGGCAATAACGGATTTTATTGAAGCGAATAATAAAATACAAAAGTTAGAAGAAATAATTACAAAAGGTGCAAAAGCTGATTTCTTTCGACGATTTCAATATTTCATAACAGGTAAATTTAAATATTTAATTCATTGAATTTATAGAAAGGATGCATATGTCAAAAATTCCAGTAGTTTATATAATAGGTCCGTTCTACATCATAACATGAAGGGAATAATTTTATGAATGATACAAACGGAAATGAAAAAGTAATTCAATTGATGAATAATGCAATAGATGAAGCGATAGGGCTTATTAATAAAGCAGTATTGGAAATATTGAAGGATTTTCGAGAAAAAGCAATAAAGACATTGTCTCTTGCACAGAATAAATTGAATATGGAAAGTGAGGATTCTTCGATCGATAAAGAGTTTAAAATTGATGATAGAGTATGGTGCTTAATTTCAGGTTCAGGTTATATTGCAGGAAAAATTACAGGTATATCTTTTAATGATAATTATATTGTATCATTAATTGCAGGTCCAAATAAATTCAATCAAGAAGTTTATGCAAAAGAAAGTCAACTGAAAGTAAGAAAGGTGTGATATATGATTAAATCTACAGTAAAAATTGAAAAAGAAAGTAATTTTAACTTTCCATGTATAATGATTTCAAATTATGATGGAAGCATAGTTCTTTTTATAAGCGAAAGTGAAGGTATTTATCTTGATTCCGGAAGGGATACCTGTAGTAATAATATTGGTAAATATAGTAAATACTTCGTAATAAGTAATTTTCAATTATTTAAAGGATCTATAACATTAGAGCAATGAAAGGAACATTTCTATGGCGCTCACTCCTATGCATACAATAGTAGGGATATCATTAGTAAAAATAATTCCAAATCCGTTTATCGGTATATTGTCTGCATTCTTGAGTCATTTTATTTTGGATCTATATCCGGAATGCAACCTTAATGATTGTAAATCGAAAACGACTATTGCATTATTTGGTATAGTTGAATTGTTTTTATTCGGATTGATTATAACTGAAGCAATTAATAATTTGTCAATAGTAATAGTTGCCGGTGCAATATCCGCCAACATACCGGATATATGGGATGCGGTTAATGTAAAAAGAGGAAAGAAAAGATTTTGGTGCTGTCATCCTAAAGGGTGGTTTCCGATTTGTTCCGATATATGGTCTCAATCATCATTGAACATTGAAGCAAATATGATGTTGGATTTACTATTTATTGGATTGCTGTTATTTCTAAAATGGGAAGGTTAAATAAGTTTATGTGTAATTTACCAACTTGTCGTAGTCAAGACTCATTGGATTGTTTTGAATGCCTTCACAGATCAATAGATTCGAATAAATGTATCAATTGTGGATGTAAATTGATAGGAGATGGTATAAAAATCGTTCGACATTGTGAGAAGATCAGTGAATTAATCGATATAAGTAGTATAAAACCGGATGGTAATCCAATTTATTGTCGTAAACATTAACAACGGGGAGTTTCAAAGATGAGAAAAAATGTTAATGACAACAGCAAGAAAGAAAGTGCCGGCTCTTCCAGCGGGATATATAAAAGATTTTTAAAAAGAAAGTATGGCAGTAAAAGAGGAAGGATAGTGTGTTGTTGGTTGGTTGATAAAAAGCATAATGATAATAATAATAACAGGCAAAAAAGAGAATTGTTGAATAAACCTATATGTTTATGTCTTGATAGAACAAAACGTTTTATTAATGGAGGAACAATATTCCCGGATAAGAAGAAGGATTGTCCTGAATGCTTTTGGAGAGATAGACAACTGAATCAATATGCATCTGATGATATGGGAAAAATGCGAAGATGTAAATAAAATAAATATTTAAATTTATAAAATTATCTTAACTATATTGATTTATAGTTAAGATTTTTTTTTTGTTGCATTTTTAAAAAACGGAGCATATATTTAGTTTAAGAAAGAGTAATATTCAATAACATCGTTTCAACACTAAATTTTTACGGATTGTAAATTATGGGACAACCAAAAGGATATCATCCACCGCACCATTGGAAAAAAGGTGAATCAGGAAATCCCGGTGGAAGACCTAAAGGTTCTACGGATGTTCGCTCATTCAAGGACATACTTGACAAAATAGGAAAGGAAGATTTAATTAATAGTCCAATAGTGCCATTGAAGATAAAAAGAAAATTTTATTCAATGTCGCCTATTACAAAAAAAGAAGCAGTAATGCATCTTGTGTATCTTTCAGCAATGGAGAGGAAGGATTGGGCTGTTCGATATATTGCTGACTATTCTGAAGGAAAACCAAAAGAGTTTCATGAGATTACAAAAAAGAATGTTACAGTCGATATAGATGACGAAAAGAATGTGAAAATTACGGAAGGAGATGAAATAGGAACTGATGAAGAAACTATTGTTACTTCTTCTGATAACAATAACAAATAGCTTTTCTATGTCGTATGATTTAAACATTCATATTACGAAACGCTTCTTCAACGATAAATTTTTCCCTTATCTTCATTGCCAATGTCCACTACAAATAATCTACGGTGGTGCTTCGTCCGGTAAAAGTGTATTTGCAGCTCAACGTAGAGTTATTGCGATGATACGTGAACCACGCAATTATATTATTACCCGCAAAGTTGCCGATACAATACGAACATCGGTATTTTCCGAAACTGAAAAAGCAATTTACAGTTTAAGACTTCAGGATCATTTTAATATCAATAAATCAACTATGGAAATTGAGTACAATGTTGATGGAAGAAAAATGTATTTTAGAGGTCTTGATGATGTTGCAAAAATAAAATCGATAACTGTTCCAGTGGGAGTGATTACCGATATTGAAATTGAAGAAGCAACTGAAGTCACTGAGGACGATTACGAACAGCTTGATTTAAGAATGAGAGGTATCGCACCATGCATAAAAAGAATGTGTCTATACTTCAATCCTATTTTTCGTAATCATTGGATAATTAAAAAATGGTTTAATGGTCAATGGGTACTTCGAAGATATATTGAAGGAAATATTTTAATTCTTCACTCTAATCATAAAGACAATAAATTTCTTGATCAGCAGGACCATGACAAGATTGAATCAAAGATAGGTTATTTTCATGATGTATATGCAAAAGGAAAACCGGGTGTTCTCGGTGATTTAATTCTTACAAATTGGACTATTGGTGATTGCAAGGATCTTCATTTTGATAATACGGTTTATGGCCTTGATTTTGGATTCTCGAATGATCCTGCTGCAGTTTTAAAAATTGGAGTTGATAAATCAAGGAAGACTTTATATATACAGCAAGAGGTATATGTATATGGTTCAACAAATGATGTGTTAGCAGCACAATCGAAGCAAATGTGTGGCCTTTCTCCAGTGTGGTGTGACAATGCAGAACCAAAATCAATACGTGAAATGCATAATCAGGGAGAAAACAGAATTAATGCACAGCCTGTTATTAAAGGTAAAGATTCAGTATGGCATGCAATTCAATGGCTGCAGCAATGGAATATTGTAATTGATAAAGGATGCATTGAAACTATTAATGAAGTTTCGTGTTGGCAATGGATGAAGAATAAACAAGGTGAGAAAATCAATGAACCAGCACCTGGACCTGATCATGCTATAGCTGCACTTCGGTACGGTACGGAAAAGATCAGGTTGGGTGCTGGTGTCAGTTGTTCTACTTAAGAAAGGTTTTTATGATTCAATCAGATGTAAATGAAGTAAAGAAGTTCATTGATGAAAAGATGGAAGAATTTAAGCTGTCTATTGATGGATATCTTTCCAGTATTCAGAAGTGTAGTATTAATTTTGCAAGTAAAGAAAATAATGATCAGTTTAGTAAGAGAGTTAATGCTATTCTTGTAATCTCTCGATGGGCAGTGAACAATAAAGTAGATATTCAATTTGATCAAGCGTTGGGCCTTATTGATGCACTGTCGAAAGAAATAGAAGAATTGAGAAGATAAAATGAAACAAATATCAAAATTCAGTTGGTTGATTCAAATTGTATTGACTACAATTGTTCTGTTATTCGGTTTTAATTATACAAATGGTAAGAACTGTCAACTTCTTGAACAGACGGCAGTAATAACAAAACAAAATACTATTGACATAACTGAGCTTCGTAAGGCTGATGAAAAAGTATATGAGAAATTAGTTAATGAAATTCATCAGCTTGATAAATCAATTGTAGAATTGACAGTTGAAATAAGATATTTAAAAGATAAGAGGTATAAATATGGCAACTGAAAAAGTTAAAGTACCTATTAATGGAAACGAAGCTGAAAGGAATGGATGGTTGGAAAATATTTCTCAATACCTTTCCGCTGGAAAAGATGTTGAATTTGTTGATAGGGAAACCGGAGTTGATATTAATATATCTCGAATTATTATTAATGGTGCTGGTAATGTAACTATATGGGAAAAAGGATGTATTAAGGCGGATGGTCAATCTATTGCATTAACGGCAGGAGAAGTGCATAATATTGGCGGAATTCATGGAATTAATATTTCAGATACAAGTGCAACAGGAATACATGTAAAGATTTAAGGAACAAAGTCTATATGAGTTATCCAGTTACTATTACACATAAAAGTAAAATCTTGGATGGCGAACAAGGTTCAAAGTTAAATTATTGCCATGGTGTAAAGGTTGTAGGTAATTATGCTTTTGTTGTTGCTCGATTGTCGAATGCACTAAATATAATTGATATAACAAATCCATCTTTACCAATAGTTGCTTCGGTATTAAATCATGGTAATGGTGGAGCTTTATTAACTGGTTCAGAGAATATTGAGATATATGATAATTATGCTTATATATCGTGCCTTACCGGAAATGCACTTGAGATAGTTGACATTTCTAATCCATTACATCCTATACATTGCGGAAAACTTGAAGGGTTAAGCGGTGCCAATCAAACATATGTAAAAGGTGATTATGCATATGTTGCATGCTTGAATGGTAATTGTATATCGGTAGTTAATATATCAGATAAATCAAATCCGATATTGGTAACAACAATCGATGATGGTGATGGAGGAGCAGAATTAACAGGTGCCAATGGATTGTGGATTGATGGAAATTATTTATATGTTGCGTCTTATGGTGGTGATACATTAGAGATATTAGATATTACAGATCAAGAATTACCTGTTCATGCAGGTAAAATTACTGCAAGTGCATCGATACCGATGTATTTACCGATCGATGTTCAGGTGTCCGGTAATTTCGCTATTGTCGTAACAACCGGATCAAAAACATTAGTTGTTATAGATATATCTGATCCTACTTCACCTATATATTGCGGAAGAGCTTTACATGATGAAAATGGAGCTATTCTAGATACTCCATATGGATTGCATGTTGAAGGATCATTTATATTTGCTTGTGCTACTGCAAGTAATGCTTTATCTGTATTTGATTGGTCTGATCCATTTAATCCTATGTTTGTAGGATCTATTGCAAACGAAGATGGAGGTGCGTCAATAGGTGCACCACTTGGCATTTTCGTTTCCGGTAGATATGCATATATATGTGGATCAACTTCCGATTCACTTGAAATAGTTGATTTAGGTGAATGGAAAAAATCAATAAGTTCTTATAGTACTGATTTGAAATTAGTCGTTTCCGCTAAAGCTGAGAATTTGTATTGTTTACCTTTTATAATATCTACTCCATCTTCAGATAATGATTTTTGGAACAATGTTTTAAGTGATGGAAGTAATATACATATTTATGATATAGATGGTTATGCTGTCCCTTATGAATTAATAAGCATAGATACATTATTAAAGACAATTACTTTATGGACAAGAGTTAATGTAAAGACTTGTGAAACATGTTTATATATAGTATGTGGTGACAATGCTGCAGTTAATAAAATAGAAAATGTTTATCCTGGAGCTTGTCTTGTTCATCACTTGGAAGGCAATACTGATTCTGGAATTAATAGTTATGATTTAACCAATAGTAATGTGTCTTTTTCTTCTGCAAAGATTAAAAATGGTGGATCTTTTGTTGCAGCATCAAGTTCAAAATTAACAAATAGTAGTGCAGCTAATTTTGAAAGAACACAAAAATTCAGCGGTTATCTATGGATTAAGTTATCAGTGCTCAATGCATATCAACAAATAATGGGAAGATTAAATAGTGGATCTCCTTATAACGGATGGGAATTCACTATACGTGACACAAATAAATTAACATTACAAATAAGATCATCTATTGGTGGAACTGACTTATTGATTATTAATACTGACACTGCAACATTAAATACTGATTGGCATATGATAGGATTTTCATATTCTGGAAATAGTCTTGCAACTGGAATAAAAATATTTATTGATGGTAATTCGGTTGATACTGCTATAGTAAATAATGGCTTGGAGAGTTCAATACTTGCATCTGTTTTATTTGGTATAGGTAATCGTAATGGAGCGTCTTTATTTGCAAGTGGCTTATTCGATGAGGTATTCTTATTAAAAAAAGATTTGAGTACTGAATGGATTCTTAATCAGTACAATAATCAGATATCTCAAGATACATGGAGTAAATACGAAAGTAGTTCAATAATAAAAGTTGATAATACAAACAAGATATATAATATTAGTCAATATATCGATTCATTTAAAAATGTAACATTTGTTGATTATGAAAATAATCCTATTAATATGTCAGGTATTCAACTTAGTACTGCAGGTTATGTAAATATATATGGAAAAGGATATTCACAACATGAATCAAAGTCTATTTACTTGACTGCAGGAAAGTTTCATAAACTTGGTGGAATACATGGTATTGTTTCTGTTGGTACTGATAAAAATATTGGAATACATATAAAGGCATAAAATGGATAAAGATTCAAAGATTTATATCGCCGGGCATAATGGTCTTGTCGGATCAGCATTATTAAAAAATTTATTGAATAATGGGTATACAAATATTGTTTGCAGATCACATAGCGAAATAGATCTAATGTGTAAGAATCAGGTCGATGATCTTTTTTCCAGTGAATACCCTGAATACGTTTTTCTTGCGGCTGCAAAAGTCGGGGGAATAAATGCTAATAATACGTTTCCCGCTGACTTTATTAATAATAATTTACAAATTCAAATAAATATTATAAATGCCTGTTTAGTGCATAAAGTAAGAAAATTGTTGTTTCTTGGATCTTCTTGCATATATCCTAAATTTTCACCACAACCTATTAATGAAGATTGTTTGTTGTCAGGTCCATTGGAACAAACAAATATTGCATATGCAGTTGCCAAGATTGCAGGTATTATAATGTGTCAAAGTTATAATAAACAATACGGTACTGATTTTATTTCAGTAATGCCAACTAATCTTTATGGTCCAAATGATAATTATGATCCAATTAGTTCACATGTATTACCTGCTTTAATTCATAGATTTCATTTTGCAAAGACATATAATGATTCTGAAGTAGTTATTTGGGGAACAGGTAATCCAAAAAGAGAATTTTTACATGTTGATGATCTTGCAGATGCATGTATTTATTTAATGAATAATTATTCTAATAGTAAAATTGTTAATATAGGATCTGGTATAGAGATTACAATAAAGAAACTTGCTTATATGATTAAAGATATTATTGGATTTAATGGTATTGTGCAGTTTGATCCAACTAAACCCGATGGTACACCTCGCAAGTTTCTTGATTGTAGTTTTATCCATAGTTTAGGTTGGACACATAAAATTTCTTTAGAAAAAGGAATTGAAAGTACATATGAATCATTTTTAAAAGAGATATATAAATGAAAAGTTTATTACTTGATAAAAATGGTAATAATTATATAAAGAAAAGCAGTGATTCCGCTCCTAATCTTGATCCTTCTTTTTGGATTATTGATAGAAGTAAGAATACTGTCAAGGATATTTTAAGCAGACCATATGAGCTTTATGTATGGGTATATGCATGTGTTCGTACAATTGCAAATAACATTTCTCAAATTGAACATAATATCAATAATAAAATTAATAGTGAAGTAATTGCAAATCATATTGTAAATGAACGATTGAGTAAACCTAATAAGTTAATGACAAAAACAACTTTCTTATGGTCCATTGCTGCAAATCTTTTACTACCTGATAAGAATAGGGATTCGTCTTCTGGTGGACAGTGTTTCATTATTCCCTGGAATGGATTTACTGATGAGCCTGCAAGACTTGATAGAGGTGATATACCCGATGAACTAATGCCTTTTTCCGAATCATGGTTTGAGCCCTGGAAAGAAAAATCTTCAAGGGGTATGGAAGATATTAAAGGGTGGACTTTTAAAATCCCTGGTATTACTGAATCAGAAATACATTTTGAACATGGTGAAATCATTCGAGTGTATTTGCCTAATCCTTATGATATGTTAAAAGGTATATCATCATATTCATCTATCGCATCATCAGTTGAGCTGGATGTAAATGGAGATATTTACAATAAAAATGTTTTTAATAACGACGGTCAACTAAATGGACTTGTAACATCCGAACAATATATTGAAAAAGAAGAACTTGACAAAATAAAAGATGAGTGGTATCGGCAATATACCGGAATGGATAGGAAAAGAGTTGCATTTCTTACAGGAGCACTAAAATATGAACAACTGGGTCTTTCTCCAAGCGAAATGCAAAATCTTGAACAGGGTAAATGGATACGACAAAAGATTTTAGGTTCATATGGATTGAACCGTATTGCAATTGGTGATTATGAGGATATTAACTTTGCTACTATCAGAGAAGGCAGAAAACTTCTTTGGTATGACACTTATATACCGTTTGATAAATTGATAGTTGATGCTTTCAATTATCAATGGGTGGATTTTGTTGACAGTGGAAAAGTTTTATTAACTTCTGATTATAGTAAAATTCCAGCTCTTCAATCGGATCTTAAGGAAAGAGTGACAACTGGCGGGCTGCTATGTCAACAGATGGGATTTCCACCGGTACTTGCATCACGTATTATTGGTGTGCAATTGAAAAAAGAAGATTTGGAGCAATGGCCATTTCTGAATGAAAGGTTGACACAAAGCACTACTCCTGCTATACCTTTACAGGAAACATTATCAATTAAAGGAAAACGAAAGAGTATTGAAGAAAGAGATAATGAATATTCCGTTAAATATATAAAGTCCGTACTTGATCCGGTTGAACAGAAATTCAGGAAATCCCTTGATCAATATTTTATAAGTCAACGAAACGATATTCTTGATAAAATTGATAATTTGGTAAAGGAAGAAAAGTCAATTAAGGCTTTTGTTGATAAAGGAATTAATATAAGTGGTTGGGAATTTCTTCCTGATGAAGCAATGGAAACATTTAAACTTTTAAAAATGCACAAACAAGCTGCAAAGCTTCAAGCTGCACTTGAAAAGAAACAAGTTGAAAATGAATTGCATCGGGGAATTGAGTGGGATGTAGTAGGTACACAAATTGACTACTGGACAAGTGTACGTGCAGCTAACTTAAGAAAGATTAATACCAATACTTTCATTAATGCAAGAGATGCAATTAATGCAACTGTAAAACAAGGATCAGAAGAAGGAATTACTGTTAATGAAATGAGGAATAGAATTAAGCAAGCTGTTAAAGATGTATATGAAGTACGGTTAGGAAAACCGATTATTCCTAATGGTCTTTTTGATCTTGGTGGTATGTCAAGTTCAAAAACTATTGCACGTACCGAAATGGGAAGTATTGCATCTTTAACAAGAGCGGATATTTTCAAACAAGAAGGTATAGAGGAAATTGAATGGATTACGGCACATGATGAAAAGGTACGTGACACACATGTAGTGCTTGATGGCAATATAGTTAAGTATGGAGAAGAATTTGCTTCTGGTTTACGATATCCAAGAGATCCAAATGGTACAGCGGAAGAAGTTATTAATTGTCGATGTTCATTTGTTGCAATAATTAAGGAGTGATTTATGAGAAATGTATCTTTTACAAAAAACACAAAAACAAAATTAGGAATAAAAATACCTTTTAAGCGCAAAGATGCTAAATACGATAACAAAGCAATTCTAAATAATAAAAAGGAAGGTCGGAATGTCATCACCAAAAATTGAAGAGAGAATAAAGGAAAAGCAAATAAAATCTGTTAATGGATTAAAAGAAAATCCACGTATTGTTTCATTGACTGAAGATGAGTGTAGAAAGCTTTGTGATGATATTAAATTGAAATTCATTCCCGGATATGAGAAAAGAGTTATTGAGAGAATTACTACAACCGAAAGTCCCGACAGGGATGGTGATATTGTTCGTGCAAAAGGTATTGACAATAAAAACTACCGTCTTAATCCTGTTGTTATGTTTGCACATAATAAAAGTGATTTTCCTGTTGGACAATCAGTCAAGGAATGGATTGATAAGAGTATTATCGGATGGCGTTCATGGGACCTATATCTTGACAATACAGTAGATACCACTGGAAGAAGCGATCTTGTATTCAGGATGGTTGACTCTGGTGCTATGATAGGTGGTTCGATTGGTTTTATTCCAAAATCAAACGGTGCAAAATATGATCATACAGATGAAGAAAGAAAAAATTTAGGACTTGGTAAATATGGAATTGAATTTCTTTCCGTAGAAAAATTGGAACATAGTGTGTGTTCTATTCCAGCGAACGTGGAAGCTCTTGCTGCTGCTTTAAAATCTTGTAATTCAGAACAGATAAGAAAGCAGTTGGTAAAAGCTGATCTTGATATTATGGAAAAACAGAAAATGTTGGATAATAGTCTTATTGATGTTTTCTATTCAGTATTACAAATACCAAAAACTATCATTGAAATGCATTGTGATGATGATAATTGCGAAACATGTATGGAAAAAGCTGATATTGAATATGTACAGAAACCTTACCCGAATGAACATGCATGTAGATTGAATGAACCTGGAAAGTATGATGAATTCAGAAGAGGTACAAGAAAACATAACGGAAAAACTTACTCTGTTATTTACGGTAAATTAAAAAATAAGGATTCATGGGAAGATCAGGCTTATCGTTATTCTAAAGATAAATGGACTGAATCGGAAGCACGTTCTCATTGTAAAGATCATAAGGGTATTCTTTTTGAACCGGCAAGTGAAAAGGAAATCAAACAGGAGGAAGAAATGATAATCAACATCGATTTGAACAAAGCAATTGAAGGAATTGCAAATTTAACAAAACAAATGGAAATATTTAATGAGAACATGAAAAATATCGAAAAATCAATAACTGAAAAGTTTAAGTCTCTTATGGAGATAGCCGACAAATCTATCGCTTCCATCAAGCAGATTGATAACTCAAATTCAGTTTACGATAAAAAGAATATTGAAAACATTTTAAAAATTTAATTAGGAGTATTTTTATGCCTATTGAAAAATCAGAACTCGAAAGCTTGCTTACTACTTTTCGTGATGGAATTACGAAAGCAATAGAAGCAAAAGCAAAAGAACAAAGTGATGCTGCAAATAAAGAAATTGCAGAAATGAAGGTAAAACTTGAAGCAACAGAAAAAGCTCTTAATGATCTTAAAGAACAGGCAAAGAAGGGATTTGGATTGCCGGGACTTGATGGAAAAGATAAAAGTAGATTCAGTTGGTCCAAATTTTTTGTTGGTCTTGCAAATGATTTTAAGGTAACAAAAGGCCATCTTGATGCAAGTGCAGCAAAAAACTTTTGGGATACAACTGCATCATTTGAACGCATTATTTGCAGTGAGTACGGAAAAATGATTGCAAAGGATTACAATGCAACGGATGGTTCTTCAGGTGGGTTTATTGTTCCTCCTCAAATCTATCAGGGTGATGTTATCGATGTTGTGTATGCAAATACGGCAATTCTTAAAATGCCTGTATTGAAATTTGAGAACCTTAAAGGAGACATGCCTATTCCAGTGGACAACGGTCACTTGACTGCTTATTCATTGGGGGAAACTGAAGCACCTACTAAATCAGCAGCAACTTTTAAATTGGAATGGTTGAGACCAAAAAAGATCGGTACATATGTACGTGTGTCAAATCGATTGCTTGATCAAACTAATAATGCCATTGAAATGATAGTAAAAGGTAAAATGGCATTGGATACTTCAGTTGAGCTATCACGATGTCTTACTTGCGGAAAAGGTGCGGATAGTGAAGGAAAAGGTATTCTTGAATTTTATTCTCAAATGACAGGTACAAAAGCAATTTCAACGAATGGAAAACGTTTCAGTATTGATGATCTTGCAGCAATGAAACAAGCTCTTGCAGTTGCAAATGAGTTGAGAGATACGGCAACTTATGGAACTATTATGCATCCGAGTGCATACTGGGGAATGTTGCGTGAGACTGCTGAAATGTATAGTAGTCAAACTAACGGCAAAGGAATGCCGAAACTTCCAAAGCTTTTACTTGATGTTGCTGATATCCAGAATGCTTTAAAAGTAAAAATTGAATCAACTACTCAAATACCAATGACTCCGCTTGTTGGAAATTCATCAACATGCACAAAGGTTATTACAGGAGATTGGAGCAAGTTCGTATATGCTTCCTTCAGAGATCCTATTTTCAGGGTTTCCGATGTAGCAAGTGATTCAAGCGGTCGAAGTGCTCTTCTTAATGATGAATTGTTTATGGTTATGTTTCTCGAATATGACTGCAATTGCTTGCGTGCTGCAGCTTTTTGCGGTCGTGATGGTGCGGAAACAGCCGAGTCTTCATGGTAATTAACAATTAAAAACTTGAAAGAAGGTAAATATGATTGGATATGGTAAATCTACGGAAGGATTACTTGTTACTCCCACTTTTCGTGCAGAACGAATAGGAAGTGCAACTATTTACTATAACGGACAACCATTTACTAATGCTACCGGGTATGGATTTGATTCACAACCTTTTGATGACTGTATGTGTGTAATTAATGTAGGTACTATTGCCGGACCTTTGGCAACTCTTATTAACACGGTACTTGAAAGTGCAACGGATGATCCATCTGCAGCAACGGCAATTACCAATGCTGCATTCACACATATTACGCAATCAAATGATGAAACGTTAATGGTTGGTTCTATTATGTGTAAAGATACTAAAAGGTATCTCTTCCTGAAAACGGAAGCTCAAGGCAGTCCGATTACTATCGATTTTAGTGCTTCTTTTATTGGAGGACAGTCACGGACACAAGAAGCAGGACAGGTGCTTGAATTCGACGTTTAAGGGTTTTGAAAGGATGAGACGTACTTTGATACGTCTCATCCTTACTTTAACGCTTAAGTAAGCCTTCTTAAACGCTTAAAATGAGGTAATTTTTCGAATGCTTATTCTTACATCATACAACCGGATGATTCGGTATCTTTCTGCTGTTGCCGGATCACCACTTTCCGATACTAAAGCTCAAAAAGGGATGATAGTCCCTTGGATTTTAACAGCATCAAAACAAATAGAAAAATACTTAAGAAGAGAACTCTTAATTGATACATATACTGAATATTTTGACACGTTAAGCGAGAGAGATGTTCAATTTTTTGTCAAGGCATATCCTATTATTTCTTTAACAAGTGTATATAGAGACACTGAAGGAAAATGGGATGGTACGAATGAAAGTGAAATTGATGATTGTATAATAGGTAAAAATATTGATAGTATAATCACGCCGTTTTCTCCAGAGACACTTGCACTTAAAAGTACAAGAATTATTTATATTGGAGGTCTTGCATATAGTGGAATAAATTCCTTATTCACTTGTATAATGACAGGTACATGGACTGCAGGTACTTATTGTTATGGTCAAACTTCGGAAGCGGTTGGAATTGTAAAGGCAAAGACGGCTACAACTTTAACAATTGAGAATTTATACGGAATATTTGAAGCAGGAGAAACTCTTGCTGAATATTCTGATGAAAATATAACAACAGCAACAACAAATACGGCAGTATTAACTACTATTACAAGACAATCATTAGTTGAACAATATCCTGATATAGTACGTGCATGCGAAATACAGGTACGTTATTACTGGAAACATAAAGATGACTTTGATTTAACTAGTACACAAAAAGACGGTACGAATCAAAGATCAACTTATGAGAATAAGAATAGATTAACTAATGAAACAATGCATCTTCTTGAACCTTATATAAGACAAATAATATGATTGTTGATTTTAAAAATAACTTTCAGGAAATTGCTGAAAAATGGAAAAAGTTTCCAAAGCAATTTGAAGATGCTTTAAATATAGGATTTAAGGAAGGTTTAAAAAGGTATTCAGGTTATCTTGATAAAGAGCAATTAAGTGGTAGGAAATCGGAAAATTATGGACTTAATAGACAAAGTGGAACTGCTGCAATGTCTCTTGATGTAAAAACTTTTATAGATAGTCAAGATTTAGTTGGAACAATTACGGTTGCAAAAAATGCATGGTATTTAAAATTGCATCAACACTTCGAATTTAACGGATATGCAACTGCGAAAGGTGGAACGTGTTTCTCTATTCCAGTGCATCCGGATGCAAAAGGAAGAAGACCTTCAGATTTTAATTTAAACTTTATAAAAATTCCTGGTAGAAATCCAATACTTATAAGAAGAATGTTTAAAGGCGGAAATAAAAGAGGTGGTGCTTCTGTAGCTGGACAACAATTAAAACGTGAAGATATCATGTTTGTACTGACTAAAAAAATATATATTCCGAAACGTCTTTACTTCTATGAAGAGTTTAAAACAGAAGGTAATAATATGATCATTGAACAATTAAATAATAGATTTAATGAACTTATGCAGAAATTAGGAGTTGCTTCATGAAGAGAATAATTTCTTTTTCACTTTGGGGAAACAATTCACTTTACTGTGATGGTGCTGTATGGAATGCAGTTGAAAGAGAAAAATTTTATCCTGATTGGAATTGCAGATTTTACTATGATGATTCTGTATCATTGGAAATAGTTGACAAGATTGCATCAACAAAATCGGAACTTATTCATATGAACAGAACAACCGATATGTTGGGAATGTTTTGGAGATTTCATCCAATGTTTGATGATTCTGATATTGAAAGATTTATAGTCAGGGATACTGATTCCAAATTTACTAAACGTGAATCAATTTTAGTAAATGAATGGATTGAAAGTAATAAACCATTTCATATTATAAGAGATCATCACTCTCATGGATCTTCTATTCTTGGTGGCACATGGGGAGCTATTCCTGGTTGTATACCAAATTTTGAGAGAAGAATTGGAATTTTTTTCAGTAATTTATATCCCGACAAAAATAATCCGAGAGGTGTATTTCATGGATGCGATCAAACCTTTTTAAATGCTCATGTATGGCCATTCGTTAAAAATAATCATATAGCTCATATAAGGAAAAACAATCCTGGGCTGCGTTATACAGGAAACGAAATTGAAATTGATGATCCTATTGATGGTCATTATGTAGGAATGGTTGCATAATATGAAAAAAGTTATATCATTTTCACTTTGGGGAAATGAATCACTATATATAAATGGTGCAATAAGCAATATAATTAATAGTAAGAAGTTTTATCCTGATTGGGTATGTAGATTTTATATTGATGATTCGATTAATAAAGAACTTCAAGATAAAATATTATCTCTTGGGAATACTGAAATAAAATTAATGCCAAAAGCAACCGATGTACTCGGTATGTTTTGGCGTTTTGCTCCTATGTGGGATGATTCTGATATTGAAAGATTTATAGTCAGGGATACTGATTGTCAACCTACAGAAAGAGAGGTTACTGCTGTTAATGATTGGATAAAATCAAATAAACCGTTTCATATTATAAGAGATAATCATTATCACAATGTTCCTATTCTTGGTGGCACATGGGGAGCTATTCCTGGTTGTATTCCTAATATGCAAAGAGATATAAATAGTTTTCTATTAAATGTTAAGGAAACCGAATCACAACACAAAAATAGAAGATTTCATGGATGCGATCAAATTTTTCTTTACAATTTTGTATGGCCGATAATTAAAGATAATCATATTGCGCACGTTCGTGACAATGAATCTAATCTTTTAATAACAGGTAAAGAAATAATTCTTCCTCCACTGGAAGAAAGCGGGCATTTTATAGGGATGCCTTGTACTGATATTAATGGAAAATTTACCAGAGTTGAAAGTCACCTATTGAAGAGTAATTCATGGAAGTATAAAAAAATTTGTTTAATGCTTCCAACTTATAAACGAATTGATAGGTTAAGCAGTTTTATTTATAGTGTATATGGTACTGTAAGTGATATTAATAATGTATGTTTTTCTTTTTGTGTAAATATTAATGATAAGGAAACAAGGAATTTTCTTAATAGTTATAATTGGCATGATAAGAATTGTTTCGAAATAATTGATGAAGATACTATTCAACCTAATTTATCTCTTTATTTCAATAAAATGTATAAAGAAACAAAATTTAAAGATGCAATTGTAAGCATGTTAGGCGATGATATGCTTTTTAAAACTAAAGAATGGGAATTTAGAATACTTGATATAGTAAATAAATATGATGGAAAGGCAATTGTTTATTGTGATGATAACTTTACAGCTCATGAATCATGTGCAGTTAATTTATTTACTACAAGAGAAATGATTGAATTGACTAATAAACCTTTCATGTGTGAATATTTTCATGCCGATATGATAGATGCAATATGGACAATGGTGGGAATGATGACAGGGACAATACATTATTTACCTGATGTCATTATTCAACATAACCATTCATCTGCACAACCAAAAGAACTTTGGGATGAAACTTATCAACGATTGAATCCTATTCAGAAAGTATGCAGCACAAAAGAAAATATGAAATTAGCAACTACTTATGCAACATTATGTGCAAAAAATCTTATTGAGAATGGAGTAGGACAGTGGAACATTCTTCAATAATTTTATCTATTCTGATTTGTTCTCTAATTGAAAGAAAAAGAGAACTTGATTTTATATGCAATAAATTGCAAGATCAAGGAATGATTTATGATAAAGATCAGAAATTTGCAAGAATTGAATATATTACTGAAATTGATAACAGAGAAAAGACGATAGGTGAGAAAAGGAATATCCTTCTTTCCAGAGCACGAGGAGAATACATTTGCTTTGTTGATGATGATGACGATGTGTCCAATGATTATATTGAATCAATAATGAAAGCATTAGAAAGTAAACCTGATTGTGTTGGTATTGAAGGTATAATTGACTATATGGGAATTAAAGGTATATTCAAACATTCTCGACAATTTCAGTCGTGGTATACCGGGCCTGATGCATTTTATAGGACTCCTAATCATCTTAATCCTGTAAAACGTGAGATTGCTTTAAGAATAGGTTTTCCACCAAAATCATTTGGTGAAGATCAAATTTATTCAGATGGTATAAAAAGAATGTTGAAAACAGAAGTATACATTAATCATCCAATTTACTTTTACAAGAAAGAAAAATAATGAATTTCTTTTCGATTGATCAGCACATTTCCGTTATTGCGGATATACGGTATATCCTTAATCAATTAGGTCATACTGTTAGAGAAATTTCATTAAGTGGTCATTCATCAATTGTTGGTAGACCTATCGGTAATGTACCTGAACTTAATAATGATAATTGGTGTAATACAATTAGTCAAAGGAAATTCGATTCTTTTTATAATACATACAAAAAGGATCTTGATAAATATGATGGTTTTATCTGTTGCTATCCACCAATTTTTTCTATGTTGTATCAATTGTCCAACAAACCAATAATAATTCAAATACCAATAAGATATGAATGTGGAGCGGAACATAATATTGAATTATGGGAAGAATTCAACAAATTTTTGCAAAAGGGTATTGATGATCATAGAATTTTTCTTTGTGCAAATAATTTGTACGACAAAAAATATGCTGAAGGTTTTCTTGATAGACCAGTAAGATACATCCCATCACTTTGCGAATACACTGGAATGAGTTATAACCCTGTTTATGATATGTTTCTTTATTTTGGCAGTTTCAGGATAAAAGAACAATCCGGGAGAATGATTTATAAACATGATGCAATGAAAGCAGGTCATGCATGGCAAAATATTGCTGATTTCAAAGGATGTATTCATTATCCTTATAATGTATCTACTATGTCGATATTTGAACAATACACTGCAAATATTCCTTTGTTCTTTCCAACTAAAAGATATTTA